CATAGCACGCGCACCATGCTTGTCCCTGATAATCGGGATAAATATCTCTCCAATATTTCGTATAATTCGCACTGCCCGCGTTCGCGGTCTTACTATCCAGCTGCGCATTGCTTGCCTTTTCAAGATAGCCGACTTCGGCTTTCGCTACAGATAATAGCTTGTTAATTGATTCTTGTTTAGTCATATTTTCACTTCTTTTTTAATTTTTTTTCGAAAAACCCTTGACAAGCACGTCATAACGTGCTATAATATATACAGAAAGTGAGGTGAGAACAGATTGAAAGACGACAAAATAAAAGAGCTTTTCAAGCTACTTGCGATAGTTGAAAAGCTCATAATCAAAATCATATCCCTAATCGGATGGCTAAAGATTTTGATTGACATTTTAAGCTAAGGGACAGGGGGAGCAATCCCCCACCCTTAACCAAATTATATCACAAGTCTTTCAATAATGCAAGATGAAAAATCTATATTTTAAGCTAATTGTAAAAATTCTTTTTATTTTAGGCTTATGCTTTTTCCTGTATTATCTGATTAAATCATTTTTTGTATAAGGAGTGAAAACATAATGCTTCATTTAAAAGAAATTCGTCTTTCAAAGGGCTTGTCCGTCCCTCAACTTTCTGAATTAAGCGGTATACATCGCCGTACAATTCAGGATATTGAAAAGCGCGGTGATTGTATGCTGTCAACGGCATACAAACTTGCCTCTTGTTTGGGCGTGACACTGAACGACCTTTACGATGAACAGGCTCATTGAGCCTGTTCTTTCGTTTTATTCGTCCTTTCCGCTTATTTTGTCATGTGCCACTTCCAGCCCCCTCACCAGTATCTCCGGCACTTCCACACCGATTTCCACAAGATTTTCGAGTATCGAGCGCATCTCATTAATAATAAATGTCCCCAACACAAACCACCCAAGAGCAATTGTAAATCCTAAGTCCATGCCGATGAGCGCGCCCAGCTCCGAAAACGAATACGCCACAAAGAACGCAATCGCAACAACGACCCAGTAGCCGACTTTTTTCAATATCCCCTTGAGTCCCTTGTTGCTGTTCTCGGTATTGCTGTATTTCGCCTTCACAATGCCCGTTATGTAATCAATGATATTAAGCACTATGAATGCGGCAAACAAGTACCAATACACACCGAACAACGCACTTAAAAGCGTTACCACCGCCGCCCATAATAGATTGATTTTTTCAAGTATTTTCTCCATATTCTTCTCCTTTCTCTAACGCTTCAACTCGTTCTGTTAAGGCCGCAACCATATCCACAAGCCATTGTACTCGTTCAGACGGTATGCTCCCGTCAGCGTCCATCATCTGATAATTGTACACTTGCAACGTTTTTTCATTTGCGTTCGTTCCGCTTCCGAGTTGGATAGCATCTATGCTTTTTGTGCCGTTATGCGCTCGTGCATTATATCCTCCGGCGAACCCATCACCTGTTGCCGCGCCGTAACCAATTCCGCCACCTCGATACGCATACGCGCCTTTTCCAAGTGCGCCGCCACCCTGCGCCGCATTTGCATTTTCGCCACCTGCTCCGCCTCCGGCTGTTTCTTTTGAATTTTTCCCTCCGGCAAATCCCGTCGTAGCATTAGCGCTCCACCCTACAGCTCCGCCTTGCGTTGAGGCTGCCTTTGAACCGGCAGCACCGCCATATGTTGTTGAAGAATCCTTTCCGCCCGAAAAGCCATAGGATGCCACCGCCCTCAAGCCAACTTCTCCGCCTCCGGAGCTGTTTTTTACATTTGCTTTCTCAGATAATAGCTTGTCCGAGCTTTCTTTGTCGTAATATCCACTCAAGTCGATCTTGCACGGGCTACCTATGATTTCCCACTTTTCATTGATGTACACATACTCAATATATATGTTATCGTCATCAGATTCAGCGGACGGAACAAGATATATTCCATTCGTATTAATATTATCTGTCGGCAGTTCATTTACAATATACCGCGTCGGAATAACGCTCCGTGCTTCTGCAATTTTAGCGGCTATTTCATTTGATAAAGCCGTGTCTGCTTCCTTGCGTGCTGTTTGCTCCTCTTCAAGCTCCAATATATCAGCTTTTGTGTCAATCCTATCCGATAGCTTTGTGTCCCCTTTCTCTCGCGCCGCCTGCTCCGTCATTAGTCTATTATCGAAATCCTCATTTGCATTTTGGCGGTTGTTTATCTCGTTTTCAATCTGTTCTTGCACTATGCTGATAGTCCGTGCGTTCGCGCTAATATTATTGCTTAATTCTTTATCTTCGGTTTCTCTTGCCGTCTTTTCAGCTTCAAGGTCGGTTATGTTGGCTTTCGTGTCAATTCTGTCCGATAGCTCTTTATCCGATTTTTCACGCGCCGTTTGCTCCGTCTGTATCTCTTGCATTAATTCGGGTACAGCCTCGGCAACCGTTTCCGCTAACTCTTCTTTCGCCGAATTGAGATATTTTTCAAATAACGTTGGTGTTGGCGTGCTTGTCGCTTGTCCGTCAAGCGTTCCCGAACGGAATACCCGTATTGGTTGGCTTTGCATGGTTGTCAGTCGCTTGCTAAGCTCGCCGTCCTCGGTAATAGTGTTGTAGCACGATACTACTATATGTCCCTCGGTCAACACCTCATGCGGAACGTTGCATACATATGTTTCGCCGTCACTTTCAAGCGGTACAATTATCGCCGTTCTCCCATTACGGAATACCGCGTATATCGGTGCGCTCCATTCATCCGAAAATGTAAACACCGCTTTTGGAAAATTCACCGCGTCCGCCGCTATCGGCTCGTTGTCAATCTGCCTTATTGTTTGCTCTTTGATTACAAATTCCATATTCACCTCTCCTTAATGCTTGAATGTCGGTAATCCTGTCGTTTCCGACTGATACCATTTCAAGCCGTCATCTCTGCCGTCATTCAGCATGGTTGTAAAGCTTGCGTCTTTCATTTCGTCCGCGGTCACAAAGGTCACATGTTGCTCTTGCCTATTTGCTAAATCTGTATCAAGCGCATAACAATCTGTATATCCATATCCTTCTTCGGTTGCCGTGGCGGCATTCAAGCCGTCATATTGCACCGACGAAGTACCCTCAATGCGAGTTACGGTTGACATTGTCCACACATTGATTTGTTTCGCGCCCACATACCTTTGAGCGATTACCGCGGTATAAGTGCCGACAAACTCACCGTCAAGCCGACAATTTCGTACCTTGCCATATAGCGCGCCGATAATACCTGCACGCGGCGTTGACGAATATGTGTTCGTGATTTTACAATTCACAATTTCCACATTATCAATTGTACCATATGTATTACCTGCGAACAAGCCGAGGTATTGCAAACTGTCCGAGCTGATATTTACACCGCTTATTGTATGCCCTCTGCCGTTGAATTTACCTGTAAAATCCAAAATCGGCTGTATGTTGTTTTCCGTGCCGTCAAGTTCAATGTCGGCAATGAGTGAAATCCGTTTACCTGCGTATGTGTTACCGCCCTGTGTTTCCGCGATAAACGCTTTAAACTCTTCAACATTGCTTATAATCACATCATCGGCATTGTAATCCTCGAACTCCTTATCAATGCGCCTTACTTGCAACTTGTCCGTGAATACTCCGTCATATGTCAGCGTTCGCGATAATATCAAAGCCTTGAATGTCTTTCGTGTTTCGCCGTCCGCTTCATACTCCGCGCTTTCCACGTCCACATAATCGCCAACGTCCCACGCGGGATTACCGCGAACAGTCAAGTCGTATATGGTACGATTGGAATAATAATCAATCAATACCTGTGGCTTTTCAAGCTCACCCAATACGTTGTTGACATCACACACTTGTCCGTATACCGAGTTGAAATTCACCGTTTGAAATGAATCTGCTCCTAATGTTCTGCTCGCTCCATACAGTTGGACTTTAGTTCTTCCGTTCGCACTTGTGGAAACGTCCACAAAATTGAAATCAACTACAAGCAATGGCGATGTTGTGCTCGCATTGAAATCCCAATAGACATCATTAATTGTCACCGTTGTACTTGAATCATTATTCCAGTATTTGTCAAGCGTGATTTTCAACCATTCAAGCTTTGCTTGCAATGGATTGTAACTTACAGCCAACTTGTTGTTTTGTGTCATATTTTCGGGGTATATGGCTATACCCGACTTATAATCGTCATACTCAACGGAATAAAACTCGGCGTCTTTTGGTGCGAAGAAATATCTTACCGATGTGACATTGGACACATCTCTCGCTTTGCTTTGATTCGGATTTCTCTTGATATTATTTCTTATAATTTTATCTTTTGTATCTGTGCCGCTTATATATTTCAAAACAACTTTATCATCTGTATCAATAATATATCTTGCGCTAATGCAATTAGCGATACATTGCAGAGCATTTTGCGTGTGTGTGGAAAAATATAATCCCGTTGCGGGGGTATTCTCCATTTTTGCTCCGACATCACTATAATCATTTTGCAACTTCACACCGTATTTGTTTTCACTATTTAATATGCGTGACATTATATCATACAAATCCGAAGTACCCTGCAAGTCGGATATATATTCTTTTATCGGTATCTCAATGTATTTCGATGACTTGTCAGGTTTATGCGTGAATGTAACAGGTGAGTCCAATAAGCTTTTTTCGTTGTACAATTCGCCTTTGAGAATGCTCATTGTCGCACTCGCTAACAGGCTTTCGCCTTGAATTTCGACAACCTTATTGCTCATTGATATATCCGACATTTGATATGTACCGCATTTCAGCCATTCTACGCCGTTTTCAAACTCATATCCACACCATACGACTATTGTGTACCCGTTTGGGTTGATGTCCAACAATTCATCGAAATCATGCTCATAATTGTACACGGATAGCACTAATGAGGTTGTCGGAAGTTGCATTCCCATCGGCTCATAAGACGCTGATATGGACATTTCTTTTATTAATCTACGGCTTGAGTTGCCAACTGTACTAATCGTATATTCGGGGTCTACTGTTTCACCACTTATCTTTAATAGATTACCGCTTATATCAGTAATCTTAACTCTGATATGTGCTACGGCTCGCTCCAAAGATAATTGATTATTTTTCCACGCCTGTGATGTCTTTTTCATGCTACACCTCGATAAATGATATTTTGACTTCGATGTATCGAAATTCGCCGTTTATACACCGAAACAGTTTCCCGAAACTGCGGTCGGAACAGTACATTGTCCGCGTTACAAGGCTTTGAGTTGCTAAGTCCCATAATGTTACGCTGTGCTTGCCTTTGGCATTAAGCAAGGCGGCAACAAGTGCCGCGTCTGCCTCCTTCATAGCATTCCATTTTTTTGTTGTCTTATAAACCCCTCGCCGCACGAACTCACCAATCATTACACCCTCGGCATTACGCGCTTCGTTCGCAATATCGCTATATGACGGTTCGTCGCTTGAACAGTACGGCAGTTTCACGCCGTCCACCTCGACATAATATCTATCTCTATAATCCATTATAATCCCCCCATTGCAAAGTTGCTTGATATATTACCATATCCAATCTTTTGTTGTATTCGCCTTGTTGCTACGACTATATCGTTACCGCTTATTCTCGTTGTAGTTTCTTGATTTCCCAACGAATTTGACAAATCATTAATTGCGCTGATTACGCCGTCATTTGACGCGTTGATAATGCTTGCAATTTTATTTTCGGGTGCTACGATTTCAGGGTTTGAGTTTGCTCCGCTATATTCGGCAACCCGGACAATAGCATCTTTCGACATTACACCGCCCTCGGCAAGTTCGGGAACATCGGATATTGAAGAGAACATAGTCCCATAATCAGCACTTGAATACATTGTGCCATAGCTGTACGAGTACGATGTATCAATATCTTTTGCGCCTGTGATTTTATCCCAGAAAGCACTGATTTTGTCCCACCATTCCTTGACTTTTTTTATTGAATCAGCAATAAGATTGATTGCAGACGCAACAGCTTTGATTGAGGTTTGTAATGCCGCGCCGAATCCCTCTGCTAATGCTTTCAATAATGGCTTTGCTATATCCCATATTCCGTTGATTATACCCAGCACGCCGCCTTTACCGTCAGAACCGCCCAGTGCCTCGAAAAGATTACTCAAAGCGTCCATCAACGGCTCCCAGTCCAAGCCTGCGAATATGTCGGTTATTGTCGTAAATATATCGCCTAATATTGTCAGTATGGTATCAATTACACCTTTAATCAATGTGAATAACTGGTGACCTGTTTCAGCTTTTTTAAACGCGTTAAAAATGTTTTCGCCTAATTGCTTGATATTATCAATGCAGGTGTTGACATAATCAATCACCTTTTCAAACATTTCCGTCACCGTGGTATCGTCCCACACATCTCGCCAATCTGCGGTTAAATCCTCAACAAATCCGATAATATCATCGCCCAGTTCAAGCAATGTATGAAAAAGAGTTTCACCTCTGTCACCCTCATTCCATGCGTCTGTGAAATGTCCCGTTAGGTCGCTTATCCAACCTGCCAAGTCTTTAGCAATGTTGACAAGTCCCGTTATTATGCTTTTTCCAACATCGCCCTCTTTCCAGGCGTTTATGAAACTTTTAGCAACTGAACCGACAAGATTATTAAAATTGCTCTCAAGTCCTATAATTGTTTCGAAAAATTCTACACCTGTTTCACTATTAAACACATCGGCTATAGTGAGCCTTACCGTGCCGAAAGCTTCATTTATTTCACCAATCGAACTAAGTAGGCTTTCCCAGTATTCTTCGCCTACGGTTGTCCATGCTTCGCCCCATGCCTGTGAAATGCTTGAAATCTCTGCGGTTATGCCTTGCAAATTTACAAGCCAACCGTAAAAAAATTCTTCGCCCGCCGCACTGTCAAAAGCCGTGCCCAGCGTCGACGCCATTATTCCAATATCGTCAATAATATTAATAATTGAATCTTTGATATTGGTGAATATGCTTTCTCCGACATCGTTTTTTGTCCACGCGTTTGAAAATGCTGTTCCAATCTTACCGATGGTTGTCAGCACATCATCAAAGGTTTTCGTCAAAGATGTTTTCAAATTGGCAATAGCCGTTTCGTCCCATACGGAAACCCATGTTGATTTTATAAGGTCAAGCGCGTCTTTTATCGGCTGTAATTTTTCTTTGATGTTCTCAAAGAATTTTGTGTATTTATCTTCTAATTCGTCAAGCTGATTGCTTGCGTCCTCTATTCCGCTTACCACATCGCTTGTATCAGTTCCGACATCTATTTCTTCATCATCATCGCTTATATTGATGATGTTCAGTTCGTCAAAGCCTGCGGTTGCCGTTTTCAGCTTTTTCGCCGCGGTTGTTGCGTCGTCCAAGTTATCCGCCGTACTCTCCGCGTCATCGGATAAGTCAGCCACACTCGAACCTGTCGCCGCGGTACTTGTCTTAAATCCAAACACGTTTGCAATTGCTTTTGACGCCGCAACCGCCGCACTTGCAAGCTTTTCAAGTCGTGATATGGACGCTTCCAGTGCCGGGACGAAAATAGCGCGTATGTTTGTTGCAGCTTCACCGAATTGCTCTTTCACGTCACCCAGTCGGTTGGTCATTTGTTTCCACTTACCCAGTGGAGTATTAGCGAGTTCCTCGTTCATGTTGCCAACATTTTGAGTGATTACCTCGGCAAGCATAGCCGCCTTTTCACTCTCCGTGCCGTATTTCAAGACGCTTTCCTGTGCGTCGTCAAATGATATTCCGACACGTTTCAACGCCGATGTCTGCCCCTGCAACACCTTTCCCATGAGGTTGCCGATGTTTACCGCGTCACTCTCTGTTGCATTGATACCCTTTTGCTGTGCAAGCAGGTTGTTCATCGCGGGCATGAGCTTTGTCAGGCTGTCCTTTTGCTTGACGAATGTTGCCAACTGCTGTGCGCCCGATAGTTGCACTTCATCGCCGATTATACCGCTCTTCTGTAGTGCGCTTGCATAATCCTTGACGCTGTTCACTGCGCTATCAGTCACGCCCATACGTTGCTTCATTATTACCGATAGCTTTTTCTCGGCTGTGGCTTGTACCTCATACGCGGATATGGAATCCGTTATACCTTTTTTCAGTGCCGCGAAAGAGGCAACAACGCCAGCCGTTGCAAGAGCTTTTTTAAGCGTACCGCCAAGCTTTGTAAAATTCGCGCCAAGATTTGTCGCACTTTTATTCACTCCAGCCAGTTGGCTGTTTGTTATCCTGCCGAATCCCGTCAATGCAGATGTCGCCTTTTTCAGTCCCGATACAAAGCTTGTTGCGTCTGCTGATATTTTCACGTTCATTCTGTCAACTGTTGACATTCTCGTCACCTCCCATCATCTCAACTTGTTTGTTCCAACGGTCGCTCCATATATCCATACCGCGCTCAAATGCTGCTATCTTCCTATCGTTTTCTAATTCGCGTATTTCTTCCAGTTCCTCGTCCGTAAACGCATAGCTGAACGCCTCATATAGTTTTGCAGGCTTTTTCCCGAAATTACTCGAAATCACCGCCGCTTGCACATACATATCAACTACCTTGTCACGGTGTCGTATTCTGTGCGCCTCAATTATGTCCTTGATTTCGCCGAGCGAATAATCAAGATATTCACACGGCTGTATTCCGGCAACAATGGCGGTATCGTACAGCATTTCAAACGCTTCTGTGTATGTAGCAAGAGGGGGGCGGTTTTCACCGTCCCCGCCCGTTAGTTTTTTTCGGTTGTGTCCTCTTCTGCTACATAGCCGCCCGTTTCCATAAGCTCCATAAGTATGTCGGAAAATGCATTACTGCCGTTTTCGTCCATGTAATCATCATACAAGTCCAGTCGCTCCGCGCGCGTCAGACTGCCGTGATATTTTTCAAAGCTACTTGCAAAAATATCAATAAGCACCGATATTTTCACGTTGCCTTTATTCATATCCTCGAAAATCCCAATCAGTGAGCCGTACTTTTCTTCGAGAGTGACAACTGCCCCTGCTGATAGTTTCAGCGTATATTCACTGCCACATATGATTACCTTACATACCTTTTTCAAAACTTTTTTCGCCATTAGCTTACTCCTTATTCAACATTTTTTTCCGAACTACCTGTCAGCACGATTGACAATCCGTACTGCAATGCGCCGTTAGGTGCAGACCCTTTTTCTATAAGGTGTCCCATGCCGGGGAATGTAAATGTCTTTTTCTTGCTGTTTTGACAAGGAATGGTTACCTGCCATGTTACCTCAGTATCTTCGATGTCAAGCAACTTTTCATATGAACTGCCCTCCAGTCCTGTGTCGTCCAAGAACGTGAACTCGAGCGTGCCATAGTCAGGTAGACCATTGATATACGTTACGTTGTTATCGTCAAATGTGGTTGCGTCTACCGTTTCGGGTGTACCGCCAAGGTCGGGATATTCCTGCAAGCATTTAAGCACCGTGTAGGTTGACGAAACGTCCGTCTTAAATCCAAGAGTTATGCCCTTGTTTAATTTTCCTGCCATATCTTTACTCCTTTTCTTTAATATTCAATATCATTTATGATTTTCCTATACCGCATTGTTTTTCGGTAAAAATCATTGTTGTCGTTCGGCATATCCATGGACATTTCGCGTACCCAGTCCGCCGCCGTCAATAGCTTATCTATCTCTATCGCTATCTTTGTCGGCATTGTTTTTTTTGCCGCGAATATATCAATCTGATAATATGCCGTGCTGTATTCCTCATTATCAAAGCTGTATGTCGGATTTTCTGTGATTTCGTAAAAAGCAATACAAGGAGTTTGCGCAATTACTTTCGGAAATCCGTATACTACGGTACAGCCTTTGATTTTTAAATTTACAAGTTCAAGCGTATCTTGCAACTCGTAATTTACATCAATCATTTTACCGCCTCCTTAAGTATCGCTCTTATCTTATCCTCGTTTTCTTTAAGAGCAGGAACTAAATAGGGTTGAGGTGCTTGCCCTTTCCAGTCCTGTCTATGCGCAACAGATGTGTCACCGCTCTGTCCTGTGCCATATTCCACATACGGCGCATATTCAACATTCGTTCCGACAAGTGCATAATCTTCATGCACTTCGGTGACAATTGAGCCGCGTAATCGCCCCGTATCAACAGGACATTTCTTTTTCGCCGCTCCTTGTACCGCCTGCGCACATCTTGTCAAAGCTCTTTCAAGCTTCGCCTTTTTTTGCTTCTTTTCTTCAAGCTTATTCATAAGAGCGTCAAAGCCTTCGATTACATTACTCATGTCGCAACCTCAATATCGCCATTTTGCCCCAATCATCTGAGTACTGTTCAACGTGCGTTATCGTATAATTCTGCTTGTCAACGGTGCATATCATGCCGACGGTCAGCTTCTCGCTCCTGTCGCTATCATCAAGATATATCCTCAACATCTCATCGGCTTGCAAGCCGTATTCTTTCTGTGCCAAATCGCCCGAATACGGCTGCACATTTGCCTCAATCATCATTGCCATTGGTGGATTTACTAAGCCTGTATCGCTCACATACGCACCCGTTGAGGTATCGGAATAATACGATATTGTTTTATTGATAAATCGCTCAAACATTGTAATCAGTCCTTTGTGATGGGGTGTATGCAGTCCGCTTCACATATGGCATTAGTCTTGTTTCGTAATCAGATGTTATGTCGTCAGCCGATACTACTTGATAGCTTACCGACTGTGACCCCTGTGTTTCAGAGGTCACAACAGTCGGAAGGCTTTCCAACTCGCCATATTTATTGTGCTTCCACAAATCGCATACCATGCGCGGAATAACGCTTATTAGCGCATTCGGGATAATGTCGATGTGACAATATGCCTTTATTGCATTAGCACAATCCTCAATGAGGTATTCCAGTATATCGTCATAATCGTCATTATCCTGTATTCCGAGCAACATCTTGACAATTTTCAAAATATCATCATTCATTTTCGTTTCGCTTTCGGTTCAGCCTCTGTCGGTTCTGCCTCTGTCCACCCTGCACGCTTATACGCCGTGATTTGGATTTCGTTTTCAAGCTCGATAACTTTATCATCTTTAATAAGTTTCACCGCTTATCACCCCATTACGCCGCTTTGTGGGTGTATATTGCGCCCTTTTTGTTGTTTAGTACAAACGCGTCATAATATACACGTCCCTCAACAAGCCAACCGTCAATGCCCGGCGGATTTTCATGGATTGTATAATCCGCTAACTTAAGCGGTGCTACCGTTGCCGAATTGTGAGTGATTACAAAGCTTGTCCCGGTCGGTAAATATGTATCAGGAACGAGAATTAGCGGAATACCGTCTATTTCGCCGATAACGCCCTTTAGTACAATATCCTGTGACATATCACCCTTCTTTACAAAGCTTTCATCAAGCTTTATCAGCTTGTAGAACGAGGCGGATATGAATGCTACTCTACCGCTTGTCGGTACTTTCTCGTTGGTCAATGCTACAGTACCGTCGAGGAATGCCTCATATGCATTGCTTTTCGTGATAGCACCACTGCCCGTATTCTTTGCGCTTGCCGCCATTGCCGATATTCTGTATACATCAAGTTCGGGAATGATTATCTCGTCAATCTGTCGCTGTAATGCTTCGCCTGCCGCCGATGTCATTTGTGTATCGTTGTAATTTCCACGGTCAATGGAGAATGTGAATGACCTATCCTGTGATAGCGTCAACTCCTGTACCGTGTTTTCCAGCTCTTCGGGCGTGCCGTATCTGTTCGCGCCTGTTCGCTTATAATCATTCATCGCCGTTGTCGGGATTGAATAAACGTTTACCGTCTTAACGCCGATGAAACTGTAATTATCATTTACCGCCGGGGTTGTTACCGCGCCCAACTTAAATCTTTCGTCAATTTCTGCCGCATATGTTGCCGCGTAATTAATTGCCATGTCTTTTCTTCCTTTCTACTATTTTCGTTTAAAGCCAGACAAAAAGCTGTCTGTTTCTGTGTTTGTTGTCGTTGTCTTAGGAGTTGAGCCTTTCAAACGTTCGTTCACTGCCGCCTCAATCGCTTTGTTGAATTGCTTTTCAAAACTTTCAATGTTGGCTTTCGTTACGTCCGCGTCCTTACCTGTCAGCATTCCGCTGAACTCTGTCGGTAATTTCTTCTCTGCAAGCTGCTTAACGCATTCAAATTCAAGCCTTTCCGCTTGATATGCCGCTTCTTTTGCCTCAAAGTCCTTGACTTTTTGCTCGAACTCTGCCGACTTTCTTTCCTCTGCCGACATCTTTGCCAAACGTGCCGCCTCGTCCTTTTCGGCTTGCAGCCTTTCCTTGTATTCCGCTTCCCATTCCGAACGTTTGTTCTCCAATGCTTGATTTACGCGCTTATCCGCTTCAGACATCAAAGCCTTGTCGAACTCTGCTTGTGTGTATGTCTTTTCCTGCCCCGTCTGATTGTCTGTTCCCATTGCGGAATTAGCCGCCCCAGTACCGAGACCCCCATTAATTGCATTTTCTTCCATTTGCACAATTCTCCTTTCATTTTGAGGTTTTTCCTCGTCTTAATTATAGCATATTCGGGGTGTGAGATATTCCCGTTTTTGTTGGCAACGACAAATTTTATCAATGAAAAAAGACGGGTTCAACCGCCTTTTTTCATCTCTTCAAGTACCTCATCTAAGTCCACAACGGGTATAGTCGTGCAGCGACAATTCGGGTGCATAACGGGGTAGTTCACGCCCTCAACTGCCTCCGAAACTTTGAACCGCCGTCCGTCCAGTTCTCCGCATTCATCACACGGGTCAGACGCAAGATATTCATAATATTCTAAGTCGCTGTCCTTGTATGCTTCAAGCTCGCCTTGGTTCATATAATGCCCTGTCTCCGTCCGTATAAGCCGTGTTGCATTATACAACGCACCCTCGCTATCATCGCCTATCATATCTTTCAGCTCTTGCGACATATCTTGTATGCTCTTGCCGCTTGTCAATCCCGATTGAATTATTCCGCTTGCTTTATCGGCTACTTTTGAGGTGTTCGCCCACACATTTTCCGAATAGTTCTTCCCATGCCATCGCTCTTTGATAGCCTTATCAATCGCCCTTTGTGGTAGCACGTCAAACGACACTCCGATACCTTGCATTACACCGTTATAGCCGTTTTCAAATGCACTTGCAATACATCTTTCGCCTGCCGCCGCCTCTTTAATTCCTGCGTTTTTCATCGCTACATATATGCTTTGCTTCACCGCCTCCGCCCGATTAATACGATAGCCATAAGCAAGCGCATTAATACGATTGTCTACGGCTTTTATCTGCCTTTTGTCCGTCAGCTGTGATTTCAGCTTTAATAAGTCCTGCACAATATCGTTTTGCATAGCTTCGCTTATCAGTTGTTTTCCGTCCTCTGCCGATAATTCCGCCGTTTTCGTGAAATTGCCGAATATCTTATTGATTGACTTGTCAATGTCCGATAATGCCGCATTATACGCCTTGACAGACGTTTCCACTACCTCTTGTTGGCTCTTAAATGCCGTTGCTTCTTGCCTTATCTGCCGATTTCTCCAGTAGATAGTGCTCTTTGTTCCACGCTTAGCCATGCTTATTCATTCTCATCTTCGGGACGGCTATTATATCCGGCAAACGCTTGATTTTGAGCGAGAATGCTTTGTGTAGCATTTTCAATCTTTTCTTTTTGTGCAAGCTCCGCCTCTTCTTTCGCGTCTTTGACGAATGATAGCTGTGATATTGCCGTTTCGTCCGTAATCCTGCCATTCAAGGACGCAATCATCTGCGCTGTTTCAGCGTCATTGACGGGCATATTCCGCGTAAATACCACATCTATTCTGTGTACCGGAACTTCCCCCATACTGCCCTTGATTGATAGATAATTATTATATAGCGTAAATCTGCGCTTCAGTCCTTTTGTGATATACCGCTCATGGTTGCGCGTGTGCTGCTCAAATCCCATAAGCTTATACTTTATTGATACGCCCGATAGATTACCGCCGAAACTCTCATCGGATAAATCGGGAACCATTGCGAATTTGTGAATATCGTCCTTTATCGAGTTTTTTAAAGTTTCAATCTGTGTTTCGTCAAGCGTCTTGCTTAGGTACTGCGCACTTCCGCCGTCAGGTGCTATCAATATCTTTTCTTCACGCAATCGTTGCGCCGTTTCGCTCGTCATGTCCACATGGTCGAGCAAAATAAATGAGTCAACAAACTGTTCCTTGTCGTTGACGCGGTCAGACTGTAAAAGATTATAAGCGTCAATCAGTGATATTATCTGCTCGAAATCACTCTCACAATCCGCGTCGTTTTGATATTCGATAAATGGTACATCGCCGAAATAATGTGGATATGTTGCCGCCAACTGCATTGATTGGAATGAATCTGTATTATTAGTGTAGACATATACGTTTTCAGTGTCAGCGACTTGACAAGTAGTACCGATTACAGTGCCATCAATATTGTAATTGCGATAATACATCACGCCGAGTATTATCGGCTCATCAACGCTATTATCACGCACGACAAACGCGTTGCGCGGTGAAAATGCTACACTCTTTGGTTGTGCCGCCTCATTTGCATATATCATCTCAATCGACTTTCCGTAAATCAAAGCGGCGTGGACAATATCATTGTCTACGCTGTCTATATCCTGCTCTAAGTATACGTTTTTCAGCGGCTCAATGTCGTACCCCTCCGCCGCCGAATATCCAACGGGATTACCAATCAGATACGATTGTGATATATCTACAACATATTTCGCGTGATTGCAAACAAGCTTGTTGTTCGCCACACCTGCCGATGTCTTTTGCCGCTTTAATATGTCCTGCCGTCCCTCGTAATAATCAAGTAGCTTTTTATATTTCACCTGTTTTTTTTCGTGCCTTACTATCAGCTTATATAATATATCCGCTGTAATGCCATTTTCTAATAATTTTCCGTCTATTACCATATTCCTACGTCCTTTCTCGACGGTACTACCGCCGCCTTGCGTCTTGCTACGCTCTCCATTGCGTATCTTGTCGCGTCTATGCTGTGGTTGTCACGGTCGGGGTATGCGCTGATAAAATTTCCGTCCTTATCCTGTTCATACTCATATCCCATAAACTCGTTGTATGTCAGGGGACACCGCCGCTTATCTATGTAGATATGGCGTAAACCTTGCAACCACTTGATACCATATCTTACACTATCCGCGCCCTTGACCGCGCTCCGCATAGTCGCGCCGCATTCGCGGAAATCTGCAATTGATTTCGGCTCTGCGCTGTCCGCGGTCAATATCTCCTCGTTTGAAATCAGCTTATGCACGTTGTAAATCTCATCGTATATAGTGGAGTTTCGCGCCTTATTCGTGCTATACTCCGCAAAGATATATAAGTCAAGTTTTTTCACGTCAAAGTGCATACGCACGAACCGTGTCGGGTCGATTGAAAATCCCCAGTCAATTCCATTGTATATCCTGTCAAATGTCTGCCACATCGGGACTTGTTTCAAGATGTTGCCGTCATAGTCTGTCAGCGGTACAAGCTGCTCCATGTCTAAGTCGCAAGCGTTCGGGAATACACCGCCGCCTGTGCCTATTGCTTTACCCAAATATTCATGCTCATATGCTCGCGGATTGATTTCTTTTAAATCTTCTGCTTCCTCAAAAAACTGTTCGCCCAGCCATTCACGCGGTACGTCAAGGTATGTGTTGCGCACTACAAGCGTATTTTCACGCGTTTCCGCCTTTTCCGCGTACTCATTCGCCCAGTTGTTACGGCTTATAGGTGGGTTGAACGAGCGGAAGTCCCAGAACTTATCACCGCCACGCATGGTAGATTGTAATACCGTTCTAAGCTCTCTTTCCCCTGCGTATTGGTCAAGCTCCTCGAACCACGTTATGCCGATATATCCAAAGTCCGTCTTTATCGATTTTACTTTATTCGGGTCGTCAAGTCCCATGAAAAATATTTTTTGTCCAGTAGGAATAAACACAATCGGGTTTGCGTGAGTTTTCGGGATATGAAATAAATCCTCTAATCCCAGCTTGTATATACCCCATACTACCTGCGCATATATGCTATTTCGTATAGTATTGCCTATTTTGCGAAAACATATCGCGTGGCATTGAGGATTTGCTATCAAGAGTAATGGTGTCGCTATACCGCCCACAAACGAGGATTTTGTTGTACCTCTACCGCCTGCGAATACATAATGTGTGTGCTTATGCTCGAATATGTCCTCGAGTATATCATCATACATCGGTATAATGGTATCTTTCACATTTATTTTCAGTTCCATTATTCGTCCCTCTTCCAGTTCATCTCAAGCTTTATGCTATTATCCGCCTCTTTCGCCTGTGGCGGATTATCCTGCCAACCTGCACGATTTTTCAGGTAGAATATCATAGCTGATATGCTCGGCGGTACTTGCTTCTTGATACGTTTCACATATTTCTGTCCGTTGCGTATCTCTTGCACTTCTTCTACCGTTTCAAAGCCTTCCGTTGCCGCTTGAAATAAGGTATTTTTCACCTTTAAACTCGCTATGTCCTTATTCTCTTTTAATACTTCCGATAATTCAGAAAATTTATTCTTCCAGTCACAAAGCGTGGACATTGCTATGTGCATATTATCGGCGATTTCCTGCTCTGTCAGTCCGTCCCGTCTCCATGCCGCTATTATTTCAAGCTTTTCTTTCGTCAGCCACTCTGTGTATTTCGGTTTCCTTCCTGCAATCGCTAATCACCTCTTCTTATATCGTTCATTAAGTATCAAAGGTACACAATTATTCCACGTGACATGATGGTGAACCCTTGTGTGTGAAACTGTCGGCATCGTTGCAATCTTAACACACGAAGGTGAGTACATGACCGAATAAATAGTTTTATAATATGTTCCATTATCAATATATGTTTCGGTCATTCCTCCGCTATTCTGCTGTGTCTCACACTGTTCAATATTTACATCAGCCACACTCATTAATAGTTCCCCTCGTTGTCCTAATGTCGTGTAAGTATTTACGTCTTCGTTTACTCGTCCCACGAAAGAAAATGGTCTTTGAGTTGAGCAAAAAAATGTGTTCATGGCTTTTCTTGTAATGCCTTTTTTAATAGTGTAACTATTTTTTCCACCTATGTAATCCCCCCCCTGCGAATAACATATTGTTTTGCATTTTGGTATATTTTCGTAAAAATCAAGAGTTATAGCGAACAGCTTATCTAAGTTTGTTATCTTATCCTGCTTTAATTTGCCACGCTCTATATATCTTTTACCAAAACATTTGTAATCATCGTCCAACTCCAAAAAATAACTTTTGTTTTTTTGTTTCGCAGCTTCAAAACAAAAATTTCGTGCATATATTACAACGCCTTTTTTATCATCTCTTATATCGCCCAAGTCAAAAGTTTTGCCGATTTCGTCTTTGCTGAATTCAATTATTTTATCCCCGTAATTTTCGTGATATTTGTCTTTCTGCGGGTCTTCGTCATCTATTATTATATAGATTTCGCCTGTGTAATTATTATTGCGTAGCGTCTTGTATGTAATTACATTGTCGGCTCTCGCGTGGCTCAGTATAAATACGCAAAAATCATCTCTTGTCCACATCTTCCAGCTCCTCCACAAATTTTGTGTATCCGTTTTTAATAGCATTATCGTAATCAATCAGTACCAAGGCGGATTGTTCCATAAGTTCCTGCATTTCCTTTGATGTGTTGCTATAGTATTCGGCTATTTTCCTATAATTAAAAATTTGATGTCTTTGTGCTGCATTCGTCAAAAACATCTTTTGTTCATCTGATATTCCACTGCTATTTATTTTTTCAAGTAGTTCTTTGGTTTTACTTTGGTTAACAAGTTCAGATATTTCCACTTTCTCCCCCGTTGGTTGATATTGTGGTATGTCAGTTTTTTTTGTGTATTTTGTATCTTCAGTATCATTTATTTCTTGCGCCGTTTGCTCTGCCATATCAAAGCCGAAATCGCTCATATCAAAATCCATGCTTAATTCGTCCAACTCCGCTTGTAAAGCCGTGAAATCCCATTCGGCATATTCCGCCGTTTTGTTGTCCGCCAACCGATACGCTTTCACCTGCTCATCGGTCAAATCGTCCGCTATAATGCACGGTACGGTTGTCAGTCCCAGCTTCTCCGCGGCTCTTGCCCTTGTATGTCCGCATACAATCACATTATCTTTATCAATTATTATCGGCGATTTAAAGCCAAACTCTTTGATTGAGTTCGCCACATAATCAACCGCTGTGTCGTTGTTCCGCGGATTATTCTCGTATGGTATTATTTCGGATAATGGTATGTTTACTATGTTCATCGTTCGCCCTCCGCCCACGCTTTATAAAATTTGTTTTTCAGCTCAAAAAGTTTGTTTTTTGGTACAAAATATGTCGTCTTGATATATTCGTGGTTTACGCTCCCGTCAGTGAGAAATCGGTACAACGCTTTGCTGTCGTTACCTGCCACATCATTGCATAATTGCCGTATTCGCTCTCTGTCGGCTTTATTCAGCCGATTAATATTCAAGCACGAAAAAAATATAAAGCCTTGTAATCGTGCTGATACACCGTTGTTTTCAAGGTATTCCGACACCCGAAATTGTGTCATTTCTGCCCTCCATTCCTCGCTTTTTGCCGTTTCTTCCACCTATATTATATCACTTAAAATTCCAAATTGCAAATTTTCATAACAAAGTTTGTCGTTGTTCCGCCCGTTCTCGCCTTGTCAATATGCACAAAATAAAGGTTCAATCTTTGTGCAATATTTTCTAATAATTTTGGTACTAAAATATTGACTTTGGTACCAAAGTGTAGTATAATGATTACAGTAAAGATAAGAGATACGGAACATAAAAAAACGGAGGTAATCAAAATGGCAGTAGCAAAGTTAGAAATCATATGCAAATCATGCGGAAACACTTTCACATGGAGAAAAGATTGTTACAACCGCGCCGCGGCGGACAATGCGGAAGAATGGGCGCGTGAAAACGTGTGCCAATGTCGCGACTGTTGGCACAAGGAACAGATTGCGAATAAAAAGCAAGCTGAACAGGCAAGCAGTGAGGAATATGCACAACAGCTTTCACAATATAATCTTCCCGAGCTAACGGGAACAGAAAAACAGGTTGCATGGGCAACCACAATAAGAAATAATGCACTGGGTGAAGTCGCAAAACTTAACCCAACCGAAAAATTTTGGGATTTGGCTCGTAAGCAGTCTACCGCGAAATGGTGGATTGAAAACAGGGACGAATTTTTAGATAGCCGCAGTATAGCAGCGGCATTAGTAAAGGCAAGTAATTAAAAGGAGGAAACGAAAATGAAAATCAACAGAACGATGGTAAAAAATGAATATCGAAACTCTTATTGCAATAGGAGTTTCGATGTAATTGACTCACTTCCGATTGTGGGAAGTGAATACGACAACGGTGTTGTTTCAGACATATACGAATACCGTGACACCGATTTCACGGGTGCTGACAGAGCGTATGATGAGGGGTACTACGAATATTACAGATTGGATATTACATACTATCCAGATACCGAAGATGAATTCGAAGATAGCGTATTCGTTGCCGTATGGTGCGAATACAGCTTTGATGAAGATGAGGAATAATGCAACAGAAAGGAGATTTTAATATGAATAAAATAATAAAGGGACGCAGATACGACACCAACACGGCGCAGCTGGTGTGTGAAAACTGGAACGGCTGCGCAAACAATGACTTTAATTACATGAGCGAAACCTTGTATATCAAAAAGACTGGAGAGTTCTTTCTCCATTACAGCGGCGGGGCGCTGAGTAAATATGCCGTTTCTACCGGAACAAACAATTGGAGTGGCTCTGAGGGGATTATACCCCTCACAGAAAAAGAGGCGGAAAAATTTTGTTCGGAATATGCCGACGGTGACACTTACGAAAAATATTTCGAGGTGCAGTCCGATGAATCGGTGAAACTATCCACATATGTTTCCGCCGATAATCTGAAAAAGATAAAGAATATCGCCATTGAGCGGCATATGACTGTTGCTCAATTGATTGACGGTATCATATCGGAGTTATAAAGGGACTATCACAGTCCCTTTTCCTTTGACATATTGCACAAATATCAACCGTTTTCTTTGTGCAACATTTTCTAATAATTTTAGCGCTAAAGTATTGACTTTAGTACTAAAATGTGCTATAATGATTACAGTAAAGATAAGAGATACGGAACAAAAACGGAGGAAATTAAAATGAAAAAGTATTATGCAGAAAAAGCAACATGGGGACAGGACACAACTACAATCATCGTCTTTGATACAAAGGTCGAAAGAGATGAATATGTTGCCAAAACCGATTATGCGAACAGCATAACGGCGAAAGAGGTAGCGGCAAGGAAACCGTATTATATTCCGACATTGGCGGAATATGAGGCGCAGTTTAATCCGTTTGAAAACTAAGGAGGAATAAAAATGAAAATATACACAATGACCCTCAAAGAGGGATATGAACTCAAAGAGGAATATTGGGACGGCTGTGGCTGTAACAATGGACAATACCCCAGGTATTGGGTATTATTCAAAGGCAAAGTAGTCCGCGAAGGCATAACTTGCCGTTGTGGCAAAGGCTGTAGTAATACAGACTGTGTCCGTGATGATTGGGGATATCACGACACAGTTATAGAGGAATATCGCGGAGAGGACATAATCGAAGAAGATGATTATGTCAACCCTCATGCCAATGACTGCGATATGATTTACGAATAGCTCGGTCTAAGGGGGGGCGAAATTGCCCCCCTTTTTTCTTGCTTATTCCCCAATCATACCTTGCTCTAACTCGCTTGCGTATGTCTGCACGTCCGCAAGCTGCGCCTTGACGCTTGCCAGCTCATGCGCCTGCATTCCAAGCCGTACCCCTGCTATCATAAGCATTATTACCTCTATCAGGCATACCGCCCACATGACGACTATAAGCCGCCCCTGCGTGCGCATTATCTTACGGTATTTTCCCAATCGCTTTTCATTAATTTCGGCTCTGTTCATCTTGCCCCTCCTATTCATTGCACTTCCCCAGCAAGTCGGCATCGTCGAAAATGTTTCCAACCACCTCGAATATTTCCCCATCGCTTTCGTCCAATATGTCATATGCGTCACGATGCCGTATCTGAAAGGCGAAGTCTTTCCACACCACCTCAACATATGTTTTGTTTTCGGGATAATCAGGGTCGAGGTGTCCGCACAATATGTCCCCCTCAAATATGTCAACTCCTTCTTTATCCTTTAGACCTGTGTACTGACATACGCTTTCGCGGTAAACTTCATACTCATCACCTTCCGATGTTCGGATTTTTGGGGCTTCGAGTTCGGTAGCATATACAGTTCCGTCCAGAAGTCGCGCTACTATTGACTTAGGCGGTGTGATAAGGTTACCTTGCACCCACACGTTGTATGTTTTTGATTTTCCACAAAATAATATCTCTCTCATTCCTCTGCCTCGCTTTCAAGCCATTTCATTATTTCGGTTTGGCAGCTGCTGTTGTCCTCGCATACCCTGTATGCCGGGCATAAATCGCAAACACCGCTATATCTGTATATTGCATCTCGCATATCTTCAATGCTCATCGCCTTTATTGCTTCGTAATTCGTCATTTCTCCACCTCCTCAAAGCTGAATGCCTGTCCGCAATCTACGCAATAATGTCCTGCTACCTTATCTCCGCCGCAATACGGACACATATACGTTGCAAACATTCCCCGTCCAAGCTTTCTCAACGGTTTCGGTATTTGTTTTTCAAGCGCGTCTATCGCCATTTTAAAGGCAATGCAATACTCAATCGGATTATTCCATTCAACTTCCGCTACTGCAAGCTGTATACGCTCTATAGCCTCTTGTGGCTTCATAGCCTTTACTATTTCCCATTCGCCAGTCAACAACTTTTCAAGCGGTTCACTCGCCGTTGTTTTCTTGCCGTCAAACTCCAGTTCTAAGCCTTTCTCGCTTATACTGTAATACATCATACTTTGCTCTGACGATGTCGCACAAACCAACATAGTCTGCGAGATTGTCGCTCTTAGTTTCTTCACGTAATTTTATTGCTTCTTCCAACTCCTTGTATAGTGCCGATAATTTCGTTGCTACAACATCGCCACCTTTTTTAGCTTTAAATTCTGAAATTAAATTCTCGTTTGTCACCTTCTATACCTCCCGGATAAATACGCTTATATGTGGTGTTTCGCCGTATGCCTTTACACAATGCACCTCAACAAGTTGTGAATCGTCATGGTACGCTAAGCCGTTCAGCGCGTCCGCCACAATCTTGATGATATTATCGACATCAGGCTTCTTTGTCGGTAATATCGCCCCGGCAAGCTTTTTTTTACGCGTTGCCTTTCTGTCCGATTTCGGGACACCGTACACCGCGTATATAAGCAAGCTCAACGGTACGCCCTTGCCAAATCCGCGCCCTTTGTACTGCGTGAGATATGCCGCCCTTATCTCGCTCTCATAATCTCTTGTTGCTTTCGGCGTGTAGGCGTGTCCCGATTTACAAAATCGGGGACGTCCCTTGCCCTTAGGCTCGCCCATGACAATAAAAGCCTGCTTGTCTTTCGTACGGATATTCGTGTTCTTACTCGTCATATTTCCGCCTCATTCTTTCTTCGATAAAGTCGTACTGATAATCGGTCTTGTCTTGATACACGCTCGGCGTATCGGGCTTCTTGTCGTACTTGCTGTCGTAATACACACCTTTCCAGTTATTCGCCATAGCCGTATTTATCGCGTCCACAACAGCACTTTCGCCGTATGCTTTCAAAGCGTTTTCGGTTTTCGTGTAGAACGCTTTCAGTCCTGTCGGCTTATAGTCCTCTCTCCGCTCATGCTTATACGCAAGCCAAAGCTTCACAATATCGTCCACTTTGCCCGTAAAGGGGGATATAGGGGATATATCTTTCTCTTTGTCTTTATCTTTATCTTTATTAGTATGCGGTTTGATGTTTGGTTTGTTGTACGTTTGATGTGTGGTTTGATGTGTGGTTTGTTGTTCGATTTGATATGTACAAAACGTATTACAAACTTTATATCGTGTGCATTCTCCTCTTTTCTTCGAGCTTACAAAATCAATCATTCCAAGCTGTTTCAGGTCGTTCCGGGCGTTCTTCATTGCGCTAACTCCCATGTGCATTACGTTTACAAGGTAGTAGTCGGTGCATGGAAACCATTCCTCCCAATGCGCTTTATTACATATCATCAATAATGTGTGATATAATAATTGTGCGTTTGAGGAGATATATTCACTCATCATCCGACTTTCCAACCCTCTTATGTAATCGTAATATGTTGGTCTTTCCTCCGCCATTGTTGCCCTCCGTGATTAAAAGGGAAATCCCTCATCTGCTCCCAGCTCCATATCGTCAAAGCTGTCGCTTGCCTGTCCGCTCTGATTGTTTTCGATTTTTTCTCCTGTGAAATATGCCTCTGATACAATTACTTCCGTTGCATACCGCTTTTGCCCGTTATTATCGTCCCATGAGCGTGTTTGCAGTTCTCCGACTACCGCTATCATATTCCCTTTATGGAAATACCTGTTGATAAATTCGCCCGTCTGCCGCCAGGCAATACAGTTGATGAAATCCGCCTGTTGCTGTCCCTCTTTTGCGAAGCGGCGGTTTACCGCCAACGCGAAGCGCGCTACACTTATATTGCTCGGTGTCGTTCTTAATTCGGGGTCTTTCGTCAATCTCCCGAGTAGTATTACTTTGTTCATGCTTTATCCCTCATTTCAAATAGTTTTTTCCGAATATCTTTACAAAATCCGCTGTTGTCCAGTGGTTTTCTTCCATGGCTTTTCGTTGCCCGTATCGGTGCAACATAGCGGCGGTTTCAGCGTTCCTATGTGCCGCATATTCACCGTTTCGGTGACATCTTTCACCGCATAGATACACCGTCAAGCCGTACCGCTCCGATAATTGCCGTCTTGCTCCGCCGTATATATGGTGGAGTTCCAGACGGTCACCGTTGCCATTTCGTCCGCATAGGAAGCATTCCTTTACTTCCATTCCGTCTTAATCCTTTCAAGTTCCTGCGGTGTCATGGTTTCAATCCCTATCGCCCGGCAATCCTCAACTATATTGTCAATAAGTCTTGACATCTGCTTTGTGTTGTACGATGACGAACCGTAATACAATGTTACGTTCGTACAGCCGTCCAGCTTGCTTTTGGTGCGTTCAGTAAGCCAACCCAAGCCGTTATGCTCCCAACCCTCGCAAAGCTTGTCCACCGCCTTATCTACCACGCATACGGTGTCGCTGTTGCCGCCTATCTCCTTGATAGCACTGCGGTATATATCCACCTTTTTCATGTGCATTTTTTCCGCAAGCTTATCAATCAACACCCAGCAATAAGCGTTAGCGTCAAGCGACCGCCGTCGCTTGAACTCTTTCACTTCAAGCGTGTATTTCTTGCCCTCGTGGAGGGAATCTATAAGCGATGATAGCCATGCAATTGCCTTAATTCCCTCCGATTTCTCGAATACCGTCTTATTCATTACTATTCGGGTCAAACGCTATGATAGCGTCCGTTACTTCTTGATAATGCTCCCCGGTAAGGTCTTTAAAAGACGCTATGTTATAGCTCTTTTTCAGCCAGTCGTAAAACTCCGCCGTCTTGTCCTTATTAATGGCTTGCTTTTGTTTCATCAAGCCGTTAAGCGTTTTTACCGCCTTATCGCTGATATACTGCGGTGTCTGCTCTTGTTCCGTTTCGGGCAAATCTTCGCCTGCGTATATGTAAAGTCCCAAGCCGAACATAGCAAGGTTTTTTACTAAGCACCTCATAATGGTTTTATTAATATCCATTACCGTCGGCTCTTTAATAGCATTATTTCTGTAATCCATTACGGGTAGCCACATTTCATATGTCTGCCCCTCAATCGTGACATTTGTGAATACCATGCAACCTTTATCAGGGTCGTATAAATACGGTTTTCCACCGTCAAACTTTATTATAGTATACTGGGCTTCGGGATAGATTTTCTTCACCTCTGCCCACGCCCACGCCCATGATAGATAGGTCAAGTTTCCTTTCTTCTCCGTATGTCCGTTGACATTCAAAGAATTCAGATTTTCAAATACCGTCATTCTTTCTCGCTCCTCATATTAATTCTATATGCCTTTGTTCCGGCAGCATTTTCAGTCGTTTCAACTTCAATCGCCTTGATTTCCTTTTTGTCAACGGCGATGTAAATATCAACGGGATTACACTCACTCGCTTCTAATATCCCGTTGTAAATGCTATTCAATATTTCTATTACATCAACTATTCCCATTCCCATGTTTTCCTCTCTCCATCTTCCATGCAACTCCGACATATTATGAACTCTCCGACATTGTAGTATCGCTCATCATAATATATCGGCTCTCCGCATAAATCACAATGTTGTACAACTTTTTTTTCATCATTGCCATAGTTTCCTGTTCTTGCCCTCTCAAAGGCTTCTGCCCCTCGAGGGTCGCTATTATTATATACCATATCATCATACCTCCTTGAATTTGCCGTTTTATTTTATATATTTCCCATGCCTCAGCACCGCCCTGCTTTACCTTTGCGTATCGTACATTGCATATCCGTGGCTCTGATAGTCCTTGCCGCTGCGTTGCCCCTCTATTCCATTGCTTTGTCTCCCATTCAATGCTCGGCTACACCGTTGCCGTGTCGTTCTCAGCCACTCCTCAGCTCCGCCCCTCACTCTATGCCTTTGCCTGCCCATGCAGTCGCTTCTCAGCATTGCCTTTGCGCTCAATGCATTGCAACGCCTACGCAGTCTTATCTTCGCCTATGCTTAGTTGCTCAGGTCTATTCTTTGCCCCCGCCAAGCCGAGCCAAACACCGCCCAGCTGCGCCATTGCGCCAAAAGCTTTCTCTTCATTCCTTTGCCATTGCTTTCCGTGCTTACTTCGCTTAGCTATGCTACTCCATGGCAAAGCTTTTCCGTTGCAACGCCAAGCCAATCAAGGCATTTCCTCTGCCGTTCATTTCTTTCCCATGCCGTGGCACTGCTCTACCATGCCTTCGCCGTGTAATACCAACTTTGCCGTGGATTTTCTTTGATAGGCATTGCCATTGCATTTCCTCTCTCTGTGCAGAAACTCGTTACTATGCAAAGCCTTTGCGATGCAAAACATATCTATGCCGTTGCCGTTTCACTTCGTCACGCAGCCTTTGCGATGCTAAGCCTTTGTCGTCTGCTCGTGGCTTTACTTTGCCATGGCTAAGCCAGTCATTGCCATTGCATTTCACGCCCATGCCGTCGCTGTCACCCCTGACAACTCTGTATTATTCTTTGCTTTCGTCCGCAGGCAGTTCCGGCAAAGGTCTCCAATGCGTTACACCACTCATTGAACCTTGACCATGCCAGAACCCATTATACCTATAAGCAAGGTTGATGTTTTGCACGCCTTTTTTCGTTCGACAGCATACAAGTACCCGCTCGTTATCGTTTGGCAGCTTGTCCCCGGCATCTATCCAATTATTTGACATATTACTTTCCTCCTGTATCACTTTTCAAGGTATTCGACTTTAAAGCGTCCCTTTCCGCTGTTTCGCCACTGACCTAAGCCCCTTAGCTTTCCGTATTCCAATAGCTCTTTCACCCAGTCTATGTCCTCTTCATTCAAGCACTTTACTTCAAATTCAATGCTTGCCCCTGCTTTAATGCTCTCACTGTTGGCGAGGCTGTTACGTTCGCCCTGCGGTGTTGACGCTCTCAAAGGACGTTGACAAGAGCTGATATATTTACCGTCCGCGTATGGCTCTCCGAATACAAACGGTATCTGCCGCGGCTCGACAAATATACGTCCGTCTATGTATTTTTTGTAAGCCTTAACTTTGCTTGAAAGCGTTTTCGGAACTGTTCGCAAGATACCGCTTGCGTCCTTGAAAAACCCCTTTATCTGATAGTCGTATATAAAGGGTGTTCCGTCCGCCATTTTTGGGAAAATAGTCTTTTGTTCTTCAATCTTCTCCTCTGTTGATACCGCTTCTACTTCTTCGGCGGTCTTTTTCGAATCCTCGCTCTTTGAGGCTATAAACTTTTCGTGAATGTGTGGGTCGTTATTCGCTGAACCCAAAATCTCCTCTGTGAATGTTAGCTTGACTTTCAATGTTTCCATTTGACAAATCCTCCGTTTCGTGATATAATATAAATGCATTAAATATTATTGTTTTTCTTTTTCCGCGCCCTGTCCCCTTTATGGGCGCGGTTTTTATTCCTTTTCACCGCACGCCTCGAGGAAGTCCTCACGCGTCCAGTCCAGCATTTCAGATAAATCCCAAAAGTTATAAGGATTATATCGGAATACTCGATATATTTCACCCATGCGACACTTGAATTGTGACGCTGTCATTTCGAGTTTTTGACGCGCCCTTGTCGCATTCATATTACAATCCGCGAACGCGTATAATATCCGCTTCACGTCCGCGATATGTTCATCTGTCATTGCATTCCCCCCAATATCTTTCCGTCTATCTTATAAGTGATATGCTGTCGGCTCAACCGCTCCGCCCTTAAAGCTTGACTATAAAGCCTTTGCATATCCTTTTCAGCGGCTTCTCTTAGTTCTCTTTCACGCTCTCGCGCCTTTCTTATTTGCCTTTGTCGCCGTTCAAAGGCGCATGATACCCGATATGCTATATAGGTTGGTATAATGGCAACTGTCAACGTGATTACCCCCTCAGCAAGTCCCTGAAGAAAATAAATCATTTTGATTTCCTCCGTTTCATTTCACGGTATATACCGTGAATTATTGTTATCATCATGCCGATAGTCACAATCAAGCCTATCGCCATTGTGACCACCGCCACGGCTTGTATAAGCCACATCAACACATTGTACATCTCTCTCACTCCCTTATGATAATTCCCGTGCGAGTTTTGCAACGGAAATATAATTTTTCGGCATATCGAACAGCTTTTTCACCGTCCGATAATCCAAGCCACTGAACTTTTGCACGTCCTTAATGGATAGGACTTCCTTATCGGGAAACATGAGCTTTATACGCTCAATATTGTCCCGATATGCAGGTTTTTCTCGTGGCATTTCTGACACCTCCTTTGTTGTATGTTAATTAATGGGAGTGTATGATACATCATTCAATATGTGTACCCCATCTTGATTTACTACTACAAATACATATGGATTTTCTTGCCTTAGCATTTCGACAATTGGTTCTGCAAGCTGTTGTATTTTATCTATGTTCATCTCTCACCCTTCTTTGTTACGTTTTACGAAACTTTCTCCCCAAAAAAAATCATTTCAGGGTCTTGGTTTAGCACCTTTCCTATCTTCATCATTTCGGTGCGATTAAAATCGATTTTTCCGTTTATTCTTGCCGCCAACGATTGACGCACCATTCCTACCTCATTCGCCAAAGACGTGACGTTGTAGCCTGCGGCTACCATGCACGCTTTGAAACGGCGTTTGTCCGTTTCACTCATATAAGTTTCTTTCATGGTAATCACCTCCTTGCTTGTTGCGTTTGCCGTAACTATATAATATCACATCATTTATTGTTTGTCAATACTTTTTGTAAAAAAAGTTTCGTAAAACGTATTGACAATTTAACAAAAACAAATTATAATATGTATATGATAGGAGGCGATAACATGAGCATAGGTATTCGACTTAAACAGTTGAGAGAAAATGCCAATCTTACACAAGAAGAAGTTGGGAAAAAAATTGGAGTAAGCAAAGCTACCGTCAACCGATATGAAACAGGCGAAATTGATATTAAAAGAACAATCGCTATCAAATTGAGTGAGGTTTTCAATGTTTCACCGTCATATATTATGGAATGGGACAACAATATGCAAGTACCAGTACATAATCCCGAACAAAACACATTACATAACAATTCAGATAAAACAATACTTGACCTTTACAATCAACTTGATACGGAGGATAAAGCCGAAATTCGCGGCGAGATAAAACAGATGTTAAAGGCGGATAAGTATGCGGAAAAGGACGCGTTAAGGCGCGCATAGGAAAAGTTATTTATATTGATTTCAGAAAGGAAGAACAACCATGAAAGATTATACGAACATTTTAAACAAAATAGTTGGATTTCGTTCAAAAAATAGGGTACATATGATAATATCATCTGTGTGGTATATTATCGCTTTTATTATGTTAATATTAAATTCTGTTAGATATAATGTTCCCCTTGCATTGGCGACATTTTTTGTAATGGTTGGCTTGCCCTTTATAGTTGTTGGTATCGTAACTTATTCCAAATACAAAAACAGTTTGTCAACAATCATCGGGGGGACTGTTTTTGTCATAATATCTATATTTTTTTCAAATGCTGTACCCACCGCACAACCTGCACAAAACAGTAATACACCGCTTGTTGCTGGTGTTGAAACTGTCCCTACTGAAATACCAAAATCGCGTGATGAAGTAATGCAGGATTATGAAGAATCAAAGGAAAATTTAAAGGAATCTTTGAGTAATTTAAAAGAGGCGGTATCAGATAGTTATTACGAAGCGGCAGGGGTTGAAAAGCCTACCGAAAAGCCTTCGGAATTTCAACAAATGATGAATGAAGCCGTTGCCGTATCATGGCGCGATGTAGTTGACGCTTACGAGGAAAACGCGATAAATGCTGATTCGCAATACAAGAATAAGATTTTAAAAATGAATATTACTGTAAGTGATATAGGACGCGAAATCTTGCAAAATCCGTATGTGACGTGTGAAAAAGATGTTACACATGGTATCAGGGCAAGTTTTAATAAAGACGAAGAAAGCAAAATAGCGAACTTGTCTAAAGGAAGTGCTATAACTATTGTCGGTAAATGCACTGGGGAACTTATTACCGGCACTGTTTCCTTGTTGAATTGTTACATCGCATATTAAGCAAAAACCCACCCCCGATTGTATCAACCGAGGGTGGGAAAAATCATAATACGGAGGTATCAAAAAATGAACTACCTTTGAATGTAGTTACATTATACCACGAATATTCATATTTTTCAAGTCAACTTTTGTCGCGAACGACAAAGTTTGTCGTTGGAAAAGCGCAACCCCTCAACCGTAAAGGTCAAGGGGTATCAATTTCACCCGATAACAATTTGAGAACCTATCGGGTGGGGCGGATATGTTATATATGATATATCGCCGAAGTATATCTATTATATCATATATCCGTCAAAAATGCAATACCTTATTTAAAAAAAAATGGAGTGATTTTTAATGAAAAAGCGTAAAGACGGAAGATATTTAAAGGTCGTTACCATTAAAGGTAAACGGCTTTATTTTTACAGCACCGCCGACACTGAAAGAAAAGCCGAGAAAGACATTCAACGGCAAATCCTTGAATATACGGAAAAAGAGGAAAAAGGCAAGTTGTTTGGTGAGGTAGCCGATGAATGGGACACGGAATATAGGAACGAAATACCCGAAATCAATTATAAGCGAAATACGAAAGCAAGGTATCTTAAAATCGTTGAATATTTTGGGACAGATTACATAAAGGACATTACAACTATTGAAGTGAATATCTTTATAAATGCCTTGATTGATAAACGGTACTCGAAAAAAACGATAGCCGGGTATAAAAGCATAATCAATATGATTTTCAAGTATGCGATACTTCACGGATATACAAGATACAATCCAACGGCTGACATACGATTACCAAACAATCTACCACGAAATCCGCGAAAGCTGCCCTCTACCGAGGAATTACGAATTGTAGCAAGTCACTATAATGGTTTCGACTTACTGCCGTTCTTCCTACTGTTCACGGGTTGCCGAAAGTCAGAGGCTCTCGCCATTACCGATAAGAGTATTGACTTCACGAAAAAGACGATAACAATAGACCACCATATCGTTTTTGACGGGAATAAACCAATATACGAAAGCTCCGTCAAGACCGCCGCCGCCTACCGCTCTATTATCCTACTTGACCGTTTGGCAAACGTGTTACCGCATGATTTCAAGGGATTCTTATTCAGCCGAAACGGGGACGGTAAAGAACCCCTTTCCCAAAAGATTTTCTACAAAGAGTGGAAAAGCTATTGTGAGAAATACGGCTTGAATATTACAGCTCATCAGCTCCGCCACGGTTACGCGACTATGTTGTTTGAGTCCGAAATAGATGTTAAAGACGCTCAAGAGCTTATGGGACATAGCGACATCAATTTGACGCGACAAATCTACACGCATATAAGGAGTGAGAGAAAAGAAAAGACGGCGGAAAAGCTGAACGGGTTCAATTTCTAAAGCATTGCAACCTTTTGTTAGTCATTAATTAGTCAAGAGTTGCAAAAGCCTTGATTTTATGCTAAAAAATACAAGTTCAAGTCCTGTTATCCGCACCAAAACAAAAAACCGCATAAATGCTATGTTTTCAAGCGTTTATGCGGTTTTTCTTATCTTTTAATATTACAAATAGTTGCATATTATTGTATATTATTGTATTTAAAAGTTAGTCAAATGTTAGTCAGCGATAGTCCTTTGCTAAATAAATATTATTAACATTATTTTCATTCTTTACATTCTTGTTTGTGTTCACTTGATGTTCAGTTGTTGTTCACTTGATGTTCACTTGATGTTCAAATTGCTGTTCGCTGCCCTGATATTCAGTCCAATTAATCACGGTATAAAGCGGTTTTGACTGCTCGTCTGTTGTTCGATTTGATGTTCATTTTCGAGAGTTTTTAAAAAAGTTACCCCCTCAATTTTGAGGGGGATAAGCTTTGCAACATATTTTCAATCGCTGTCCTTTCGGCTTCCATGTCCGTGTTGCCGTTCTCACGCTTTGCGATTTCCTTATTGATTTCGTCAAGCTTTAGCATATATATACGCCTATCTTTTCAGCCTTTTCCTTGTAATGGTGGTGAAATTCTTCTTGCTCCGACATAATCGTTATCATGTCATAGTCAACGGCTTTTTTGTCGAGCTGATACCGTTCAGCCTTTTTCAATTCACAATCCACATCGCATACAAGCTCTTTGATTTTCATAGCCGCCGCTATTTCGCCGAGGTCAACAAGTTCCTTGTATGTTTCCTCATACAGCTTTTTGGTTTCTTTCTCCCAGTCAACCCAAACTTGCAAGCCGTTTTTTACCGCCGTTTTCTTAGTCGCACTGTCCACGTCCTGCCGTGTGTACTTGTACCAACTATCGGGGATTATTTTCGGGTCAGATACCGACATCTGCGGTATCAGTTTATTGTAATGATTGAGATAATACCGACAAATACCACGATAGGCGCACGTTTCATCAAGGTAATGATATTCGTGACAACGCTTGTACCCTTTTAGTGATAAAAAATCATAGTAATTCGCAAACTGTTCATGTACCATCATACCTTTAATCATATGCTGTGCTATTTTTGCGAAAATCTCATCTACTGCCATGTTCCAACATCTCCAATCTTTCTATTATTTCGTTCAGCTTGACATCTTGATTTTCCAAATGCTCATGCAATTGTGATAATAATTCAGATGATTTATTATCAAATTCCGACATTAAATCCTGCTTATCACCCTGCGTCAGATTTTCATTATAATTCATTATGCCGATGATAAAGCTTAGAATATTCAAGATGTCAAGTAAGCTTAGTTGTTCGTTGTTGTTCAGCATATCTTAGTCACTGTCGCGTTTGCCTGTATGAAATTAGCGGCAATACCCGTATTCATAAATTTCAAAATTGTCGGGCTTGCACAACAACAATTGCTATTGTTTTTTGCAACCTGAACAAGTGTTAAAAATGATATAGATTCAACATCTGTTGCCCCGGTTGACGTGGTTGCCGTAAACGCCTGCGGCTGTAATACATCATCTTTCGACATCTGAACGACTACATTACCGCTTGTACCCGAAGAGGCAACAACAGCGTCAAACTCCACCATGTACACACCGCATTTATTCAATGCTATTGTGGTAGGTGCCGTCTTTTCAGCGGTACAACCTTTCTCTATTGATACATTGTTAAATGGTATAGCGACATTCTGCGCTACTGATATATTCTGGCTATATGTTTCCAACATGATTTATTCCCCTTTCATTTCACTTAGTTTTTTCGGTGTTGCGCAAGTAGTCAGATTTTCGCATAATTTTGAATACAAATCATAGAAATCTGCATTAACTTCTCTCGCAAGTGTTTCTGTCTTTCCTGCTATATCCACATATGTTTGCAACTCTGCAAGTGTCAATTTTGAGAGGTCTATATCTCCCAAGGCTATTATAATCTTTGTCTTTATGTCCTTAATTTCCATTTTATTCTCTCCTTTCCGAAATAAAAGAGGGCGCGCCTTGCACCCTCTGATATGGCGCACTAAATACGCTCGTTGTTCTTTGATTGATTAAGCTGCGCAACCACAACCGCAACCGCTATTAAAGAACGGGTTGACCCCTGCGGTAAATGTGGTAGCATTCGGGTAGCGAACTACACCGCCAAGAGCCGACTGTAATTGCAACTGATTGATTTGATTCTGCATATCTGCCATACGATTACCGCATATAGCGTCAAGAACTTTCTGCACCTGCGCCGTTGTGTTGGCGTTTATCGCCGCTGTGTTGATTGCGCCGTTGTAGTTCACGCCGTCAATCGCTCTTTGTGTATTACAGCAACATTCCGATACCTGCTGCTGTAATGCGGTCGTATTCTGTAGATTCTGGTACCCAATTTGACACAACCCATTGTTGAGCTGTGTAAACTGTGTCTGCTGTGTATCGCTGATTCGTCCGACTGCGTTCTGCAAATCGTTAAAATTCATAGCGTTACAAAGTCCTGCTTCGGTGACTGGTTCGCCATTTGCTCCACGGTTTCCGCCGCCCCATGCACCATTACCGCCGCCAAAAAAGATAAGCAATGCAAAAATCCATATAAATGAATTACTGCCCCACATATCGCCGTTATCATTACGGTTAAGTAATGCAACATCACTTGCTGTTAAGCCTGTTTCCATAATTTTTCTCCTTTTCATTTATTTATTAACCGCCCTGCGCACAAACGGTTGATAGACTTGTTTGTTAATCTTGTTTATTTCGGGCATGTTATTTCAACATATCGATTATCATATTCGGGTCAATGCCTCTTTGCTGTGCCGTCTGCATAAAAAGGTCTTTCGCACTCATTCCGCTACCGTTGAGCATATTTATTACTTGCGATAATTGCGGATTTTGCGCCGCCATTGACTGTATTACTTGCATGGGATTAGCCTGCCCTTTGAGCATTTGCACCATGCTTTTAATTTGTTGCACCTGTGGCGATATATTAGCTGTCTGATTTGCCGTCATTTGTTGATATAGACTGTTTGCCATTTGATTTCCCGCCTTTCAAGTTCTTTAATGCTTCTTGCAATTCGTCTTTCGTGACATATTGCGACATATCAATATCATTTTCGTGACCTCGCGAAAATGGTTCTTGCCATGTCGTTTCTACATAGCTAAATGTTCGCAAATTACACATTCCGACATTATCGCTCACTTTGATATAGAACCTGCCGTCGTTCTCGCTATCCATTAGCATTACATTACTATTCGGGGCGATTTGGTAGGCTTTTGCGCCCTCTATGCCCTGCACCCATATGATTCCATTATTTATAGCATTATAAGCCGTATTCGGCGGCATGACGCTCCTATTCGGCGCATATGGATTATATACAGCCGTGGGGGAGTATGCTCCCATGTTGGACGGCATTCCATACCCATTCATTCCGTTCATAATATCGCCCCTTTCTTTCCTATGCCATAATCTTACATCAAAAAAAGGACTGCAACTTGTACAGTCCTTTTACAAATTTTGTATAGTTTTTTCAATAAGTTCCTATAAAACTCTCAATATTTTCGCCTTAACATCTTTCGCCAACTTCGACACCTCCGATTCTGATACGCTCATTTTCAACGCTATCTGCACATTACTATTATATCTCGCCCTTAGTTCAAAATACTCACGTTCCAAAGGTGTGAAATTGCATTCCTTACGAAATATTTCAAGCTCTTTTTCGACAAAATCATATATCTTTATGTTACTCATTTGCTTTTCCTCTTTAGTTTTAAACGCCGATTACTTGCCTGTGATGTACCTTATCGCATTGCGTACCATGATAGCCACGTCTGCCCTTGTAGCTGCTATGTCCGGGTTAAAATTTCCGTTATTATCACCGTTTACGACACCCATCTTGTGCAGCTCCTCGATGTGCTGCTTTGCGTAGTGACCGCTTATGTCCTTAAATTCCGCCACAGTATTCACCTCCTCATTACTTAAACTTTCCAACAGACTCCAATCCGGTGTGCAGAATTTCGTCCCCGGAAGATTGCTATTATAATAGCTTTTTGCGCAAACACCGCCGCCGTTGGCTATAATCGTGCTACCTCCCGACGTATTCCCCTCAACAGTCGTGAAATAATCGCCGTTTACGCTCGTTACAATTCCGGTATGCGTGAATGTTCCGTTTCTCTTGAATATCACTATGTCCCCGACCTGCGGATTTGCGTTAAGCGTGAACAAACTCGCCATCGTCGGACAATACACATACGGATAATGCTTCAAAAGCTTTGTCGCATAGTCTTTGCCGAACGCCTGAACAAAGCACCACGTCACATAGCACGCGCACCATGCTTGTCCCTGATAATCGGGATAAATATCGCGCCAATATTTCGTATAATTCGCACTGCCCGCGTTCGCGGTCTTACTATCCAGCTGCGCATTGCTTGCCTTTTCAAGATAGCCGACTTCGGCTTTCGCTACAGATAATAGCTTGTTAATTGATTCTTGT